AGTTGTAGAGTTGTACGGATATACGGCAAGGCTGTATACAGACAAAAAGTCTGTGGGGCACTGGAGGTACTTATTGCCAATAGTCAATATGCCTGTCACATTCTTTCGCAAATTAGCGGGTTGCGCAGTGTTATAGATGCGCTGCTCCGCCTGACGAATGAACGTATTCATATTGTCAGTTGGGAAAGAGTTCTCGCAGTAATCGCTTACCTGCGTGACAAGCTGGGTGTAATTCATGCCATTGGGCCTCGTGCCATCAAGCCTTTAGTAGCTGCGCCTGTACCACGAATTTTGATACCAGAAGTTTTAGTTGCTGGTTGTGCGCGGCGAGAGATGTTGCCTACAGACATATTGACTGTATTTGCATCACTGTGGTCAGGGCCAGAGCCGGGGTTGTCAGAAGCTTTAACAGCTTTGCCAGACATTGTGTGTGGTTTGGCATAGACCTTGGCATCGCCAACTTCTTTACCCATCAGTTTTTTACTGTATGTAGCCATGATTAACCTCGTTTCTGTGCGGCAATCTTTGCCAAGTTACGACCCATAATCTTCATGTCAGAGTTGGTTTTACCCTTACCCTTACCCTTGCCGCCCATCATTTCTTTTTGCGTAGGGCCGCTAGTAGGAAAGACTTGAACATCAGTCTTACCTTTTTTAACAATGCCGTCGGCTGATTTTGTATATGCCATTTTTAATCTCCTTAAGATACTGTAACTGTACCAACAAATGTCGTTGCCACCAAGTAGTTGGGGGTCAATCCTGCATCATTTAAACTAGCCCCGCCTACAGGTGCCCAGCCCCATTGAATGTTCCGCGAACCACCTGATAAATTACCAGAAGCATTAACGCCTGAAGTAACATACGTTGTGTCTTTACGTGGGTTACGCAAAGCTTGTGGATCGTCCACAGGAAATGTTCCAAGCATCAACTGTGGCTGATCCGGATCCCAGCATTCTGGGCATACCAACAACTGATATTTACGCTGCTTAATAATCTCAGTCTTAAGCGCCTTCAATTGATACTGTTGCCCACAACGATCACATTCAGCAATCGCTATCTTGCCAGATGCAAATCTATTTCCCATTAGGTTGATCCAATAAACATTTGACGAGGAACAAACCGAATAGCCGCTTTCTCTCGGTCTTCACCAGCCGCTATTTCAAAGGTTTCGTCGTATATCTGTTTTAACATCTGAATACGAGGCATCAATTCAGGTACTTTAATAGCTATGTGATACGCCAAACCAGCTACCAAGCAAGGTAGGAAGCGGAAGTTCATGTCCGCAGTTTCTACACCCGCACCAGCATCTTGCACCCTACGCAATCGGTAGTACACAAACTGATAAGTTGTGCTGTTATCAGGTGTAGGCCACACAGTAACCGAAGGAAGCTGAGGCACAAACACCGCAGTGCCGTCTGCTTGAGCAGCGGCTGTAGTGTTATTCTGACCACGATATACACCACCAAGGGTATTCCCTGATACATAAGTGTAGTAAATATCTTCTGTACCTAACCGAATAAACCCAGACCCAGCTAGTCCAACCACTGTGTTAAGCGTGATCGTTGTTGCCGTGGAGGTGATTGCACCATCAAGCACAGCATTTGTAGGATTTGTCTCACCAGATAACCGCTGAATCCATACTTGAATCGGTCTCGCCTGTTGTAACTTGTTTGGTATTGTTGCATAGGTAGAAACACTAATACGTGTAATAGTCAGGTCAGCTTGAGTAGAAGCTGTATTAGATCCAGTACGGATTACATGTTCTAGAAGGTCAATAGTATCTGTAGGTAGTGCATACGTAGCTAATCCCGGAGTTAGGTTAATTATTCCCTGCTCCATTGTCCACATGTTAATACCCTTGGATTGCCACTCAATAGTCATTAGATTCATTGAGCGGCGGGCAGTTCTAAGATCATAACCAGTACGCATTTCCCGCCCAGCCCTCTCCCACGCTTCCTCGGCAATCTCCGTGAAGTCCATATTGAAGAGCGTTGAGCCGGTAGTAGTCATCTAAATCCTGCCGTTTTCTTTGCAATAGTTTTAGGTTGTGCTACGAATTGCTTCCCGGCTTTTTTGCCAGCACGTTTCGCACGTGTTGTCGCAGCATACTCACTTGGACTGAGACTTTTAATCGCAGCAGAAGGAAGGTATCTTTCACCTGTTTCAGAAGATTTTTTACCACTTTTGGTTCTCCATTTTTGGTCGCCCCAGTCTTTGAGGGATTGCTGTGGTTTTTTAATCACGATAGCCGCCACCAGCTTTTTTATAACGTTGTGCCACCATTTGTGCTTTTCTGGCTGACCATTCGTTAGCGCCCGTACCCGCTGTGGCTTCTGCCTTTACCGCATTAAAGATACGTTTACGTAACTCTGGCTTGGTGTAGTTGCCTGCGGAGTTGACTGTAGATTTACCACCTTCTGCCATCTTCTTAGGTTTAACACCTTTATCTTTCATAGCAATAGCAGTAGCCGCTTGTTGCGCTAGGCCGCCACTTTTATAAGAGGCCGTCTTAGCAGCGTTAGCAAAATCACTCTTCTTAGGTGCACCAGCAGAGCCTGCGCTACGCATCTTCTCACCAGAACCTGATGCTATGCGTTTTTTCTTAGCGGCGATGTTGGCATAAAGTCCACCACCAGCCATTGCTACATCTTTAGGTTTAGAAGGTTTCATTTGATGCAACTTTACTTTTTGCTTAAAAATAATTTATCAACCATTTTTATCCGCTGTGGTTTAGTTGTAACTTTGTTAATAATAGCCAAGCGTTTAGGTTCATTTGCACCGTAAAACCCAGCTTTTTTTAAAGACTTAGTTACATCTTTAACACTACCACCTTCAGCGTATTGCGTGAAGTCAGTATTATCCCGACGAGCTTTACGCTTGCCTTTTGGCATCTTACTGGGGGAGATGGCTCCCATTCCACGGCTGGCTAACATATCAGCACATCCCGCCATTTTTCATGGTAATCATTGTGCCTTTAGTTTTTCCCTTAGTAGCACAACCATCAGCACGGCTAGAAGCTGATCCGCCTTTGGCCATTCTTTTGACAGACTTGCCGTCAATGTCTTGAGGCACAGGCATACCTTCACGGAACACTGTATCTTTAGGTACAGGTTTCTTAGGCATCTTAGGCATAGGCTTTTTTACAGCAGGTACGCCTTCAGGATCCATTGGGGGATTCCCCATCTCAGCAGTATAGATACCGCCATCAGCGTATTTTTTCATGGCTTAGCACTTTCCGCCGCGCTTCATGGTAATCATTGTTCCCTTAGTTTTACCTTTGGTAGCAATACCATCTATTGTCTTGCTAGTTTTAACAGCGCCCATCTTAGATGGAGCCATACCACCAGAAGACAACTTCGTCATAGTTGAACCTTTGTGCAAACGGCCTTCGTGTTTGTTCACGGCTTTTTGCATCATAGCCTTGTCTTGCTTCATGTCTTCTTTAGTCATTCCGCCGTTTTTCATAGCAGAGTTCTTCATCATTTTGCCGTCAGGCATCATGTGCATTCCAGCCATGCCACCTTTGGCCATCTTGCCCTTGCCGTCAGCCGCAAAAGTTGGAACTTTTTTTCCATCTTTCACAACCATTGGCATACCACCGTCGGCGTATCCGCCCATATTCATCTTTTTCATATCGCCACCTTTAGAAAATTTACGACCTTTATCGGCCTCGTTAAACTCTTTACCCACAGACTGTGGGACGCCTGCTTTCTTAGCAAACGCTGGATTGTTAGCCACCGCTGCCATGAAATTATGTTGTTTCTTACTCGTTGACGGCATCTTTTTTCCTACGAATAAGTTCAGCAAAAGGTTTACCCGCAACCATTTCAGCGATTCGCATTACTGTCCAGACTGCACCAATAAGACCAAATACTGGGGTAAACATTTCCAAAAACGATCCTACGGTTGCAAACACTGAAACAATATCCAGTGTGTTTTTAACTGTGTCTGAGTTTGTAGTCATATCAGCAGTTCCATGCTCTAAGAGCTTTGTTGATGCGTGAATCTGGATCGTTGGCTGTCTTGGCAGAGGTTAGCTTCTTCTTCATGCCACTCATCCTTGCACAAAAGGAGTCGCGCCGGGAGCCGCCTTCGGGCTGGGGAGGTTTCAAGTTCATACCTTGCGCTTTCGCGGAGGCCCGACCCTTGGCGTTCAAGCCGCCCTTCTCGGACTTGCCTTCTTTCCTCTGCCATGCTGGTGACTTAGCCATAGTAAATCTGCGTTGAGTCAATATTGGTCATCAAAGCATAAATGCCTTGAGTAGCTAATACTCCTTCACCCCGAATAATAGGCGCATTACTAAAAGTATCAGTACTGTCTATTTCTTATGTAATGAACCGGCGACCACCG